GTGGTGATGGGCATGCTGCCGACACCGATTGCAGGGGACTGGAAGGGACAATTGAGATCGGACGGTACGGCGTCAATGTTGAGCGGCAAAGCGAGTTTGGGCATGCTGCCGACACCGACGGCGAGGTGTTTCAACGCGGGGACGGAGAAGGAGAGGCCGGAAGGTCAGCCAACCAGAGCGAGCGAACTCAATCATTTGGTAAGTCAGGATGCTGGGAAATCTTCCCAACTCAACCCCCGGTTTGTGGCGGAAATGATGGGATTTCCCGTGAACTGGACGGAATTACCTTTTCAAAATGGCGCAACGAATCCATCAAAGCCTACGGCAACGCAATAGTGCCGCAGGTTGCCTATCAAATCTTCCAAGCGATACAAAACGCGAATGAACAGTACTGAACTCATCGGACGAGCGCGGGACCGCTGGAACGAGATAGACCACGAGGGCCTCGACTGGTTTTCGTTCTTTAACGGCTGGCTCGAGGGCAGGGCAGATATTGCCTACTCAAAGAAAGAAGCTGGTGACTATTAACTCTAGCTGGTGACTATGGCTGCGACTATGGCTGGTGACTATTCCACAGAGGGAAATGCGTTTCCTTCTGTGACCCTAAACAACACCCAAACAGCGAACAACAATCCTTAAACATGAAATCCCAGCACACACCCGGCCCGTGGACTGTTGCCCCTTTGGGCACTATAGAATTCAAAGGTGGGTTCATCGGTGAGGCCTATGATATGAACCCGGGTTATTACGGCGAAAAATCAGAAGATCTTCCGGTGATGGCGAACGCCCGGCTGATGGCGGCGGCCCCGGATATGCTTGAACTGTTACAGGCATTGACCGGGTTCGACAGCATCCGTAAAGCCCACGCAATGAGAGCAACATTGAAACTCTTAAAAGAATTCAAATGAACTACCTCGGCTACCTCGATACGTGGAGCGTCTTCGACTTCACCGGCTGGTACCTCTTTGTTTCACTCTTTTTCTTTGTCCTACGAGATGAGCTATACAAAAGCAGAGCGCGCAGAAATCGCGAAGAACATTCGTGATTACGCCAAAGAGCGCCGCATCGAATACTGGAAGAACTACAACCTCAAAGACGACGAGGACACACGGTGCTTCACCAGATACGCCACGAACTACGATTACCTTTGGCTCCAAGCCGTCGCAGACGACGTACTCGGAAAAATCAAGCACGATGAACTCTACTGGATTGACAAGGGTTAAGCTCTCCCAACTCAAGAGCAACCCGAACAACCCGCGAATCATCAAGGACGACAAATTCCGGAAGCTGGTCCAGTCGATTCAGGACTTCCCGGAGATGCTAGAAGCCCGGCCTATCGTGTGCGACCCCGACGGGGTAGTTCTCGGAGGGAATATGAGGCTCAAAGCCTGCCGGGAGGCAGGGCTCAAGGAAGTAGCCGCCTACGTCGTTACATGGGAGGAATCCAAGCAGAGGGAGTTTATCATAAAGGACAATGTAGGATACGGAGAATGGGACTGGGACGAGCTCGCAAATACGTGGGACCCCATCCAGCTTGAAGAATGGGGGCTCGACGTGTGGCAGGAAGAGGAGGAAAAAGAAGAAAAGCCCGTTAAAGAGAAGTGCGAAACCTGTGGGAAATGAGCTTGACGGAATTGACACCTAAAAAGACTATGCTAGACGCTCTCGAGCGTTCACTCGGCATCGTGTCTACAGCTTGCGAGAAAGCAGGTATCAGCCGGCAGACCCACTACAACTGGCTGAAGGACGATCCCGAATACAAGGAGGCGGTTCGAGCTATCGAAGAGCGGACTATCGACTTCGCAGAATCCCACCTACACGCGCTCATCAAGGACAAGAACCCGGCCGCGACTATCTTCTTCCTAAAGACCAAAGGGAAGAACCGCGGCTACGTAGAACGCCAAGAAATCGAAATCAACGAGCCTCGGCCGCTTACGTGGTTTAAGGAATGACCCTTGCACAGTCTTACTACGACTGCAAGAACTCGACCTCACGCATCCAGATACATCAAGGAGGCACCCGGTCGGGGAAGACCTATTCTATACTCCTTTGTCTTATCGAGTTCTGCTACAAGAACCCAAACGCGGGAGCCGTCGTTACCGTAGCCCGGAAGACCTTCCCGGCTCTGCGTGCTTCCGTCATGCGGGACTTCTTCTCTATCCTCGAACGCGAGGAGATATACAACCCCGAACTCCACAACAAGAGCGACGCTACCTACCTACTCTTCGGGAATCTCGTGGAGTTCATCTCCGTAGACCAGCCCCAAAAGGTTAGAGGCAGGAAGCGGGATATCCTTTTCATAAACGAAGCGAACGAGGTCTCTCTGGAGGACTGGAGGCAGCTCCTTCTCCGGACTACCCTCAAGGCAATAATCGACTACAACCCTTCGGACGAGTTTCACTGGATCTACGACGAAGTAATACCCCGAGACGATGCGCAATTCTTCAAGACGACCTACCGAGACAACCCCTTCCTACCGGCGGAACTCGTCGCCGAAATTGAACGGCTACAAGTGGCCGACGAGAACTTCTGGAGAGTCTATGGACTCGGAGAGCGAGGAGCATCCCGAAGCACCGTCTTCACCCACTACACCACAGTAGACCGCGTAGGCCCGGAATGGAAGCTCGTAGCCTACGGGCTAGACTTCGGGTATACGAACGATCCGACCGCGGTGGTAGGAGTCTACACCGATGGACACGGGTACCTTCTCGACGAGGTGCTCTACCGAACCGGACTCTCGAACCGGGAGATATCGAAGCTCCTCGAGGTAGGGAAGTCGCAAGTGATAGCCGACTCCGCGGAACCGAAATCTATCGACGAGCTCCACGGGTACGGGCTCAACGTCCACCACGCAAGGAAGGGCCCCGACTCCGTACGGGCAGGGATTCAATTCCTACAGTCTCGGCCCCTTGCGGTGACCTCTGGGAGCGTGAACCTCATCAAGGAACTCCGTAACTACAAGTGGAAGGAAGACAAGAACGGGAAGGTCCTAAACGAGCCTGTAGACGCGTTTAACCACGCTATCGACGCAGCGAGGTACGCGGCGATGTTCAACCAGTCGAACCCCAACTTCGGGAGGTATAGGATAGGATAGAGAAAAAAAGTTCTGAAAATATTTGGAGGTTTAGAAAGGTTGCCTATCTTTGTGGGGTCAAACAAACAACGAGAAAACATGACACTTGGAGACCTTCCCTTCGGCACTTCAGTTCTTTACAACGACTGCAAAAATTACGACGTTCGATTTGTGGTTATCGGGCAGGTTAAAGACGATTGGGGTTTGCGGGTTGAAATGCTCAAGGAAAACGGCTGTTTTGAATCATTCTGCGCTCATTACGATATTGGTAGAAATTGGAGTATTGCAAAGGATGAAATTTAACTGCATCTAATATCAAACCGCCCCCGGCTTCGGTCGGGGGCTTCATCAAACAACAATGGTTGGTGAATCGATGCAAGCAAGCAACACGCAAGGGGCTACGGCCCCTTTTTTTGTGCCTAATTTTGAGGAATCCACCCTCTTCCGTTATTCTCTCGTATGAACATCCCCTACCGCTGGGCTGACCTCACGCTCGGAGACCTTCAGGTACTAATGTCGAACGCGCCCGATCTGGAAAAGGTCGGCCACGTATGCCGCCTCTCGAAAGAGGAGGTACTGAAGCTCCCGATGGGAACCGTACTCGACGCGCTCAACAGGATTAACCACATCCCCGAAGTAGCCCGGCATGAGCAAGTGATTACAATCGAAGGGAAGAAGTATGGCTTCGTAAAAGACTGGGACGAGTTCACCACCGGGGAGTGGATTGACTGCGAGAGCTATCAGGAGGACTTCTGGCCAAACGCTCACAAAATCATGGCGGTTCTCTACCGGCCGATGAAGTACCACGTAGGAAAAGAATACAGCCTGAAGAAGTACACGGCCAAAGAGGACGCGGAGCCGTTCAAAGGGATGCCGGCCGACCTCTTTTCAGGTGCGCTGCTTTTTTTTTGGAATACAAGAATAACACGTCTGCAAACTTTGCAAGCGTCTTTGCTGGAGGTGACGGAGGGAGTTCTCAATTCTACGAGAAGTGGAAGTGGTACCCCATCCTCTACACGCTCGCGAACAACGACGTTCTCCAAATGGATAAAATCACGGAGCTCCCGGTTCACGTCGTACTTCAGCACCTCGCGTTCCTCAAAGACCTAGCTATAGAGCAAAAGAAGCGATGATT